AAATTTTTTTGAAAAATGTAAAAAATTTAGAACATTCTGGTGCTTCAGAATATGAGATTTATTTTAATTATATAAATTCTAGACATAAAAATAATATTGAATTAAGACTATTAAAATGGAAAAATGTATCAGAATTAATACTTAATGATGCCGAATACGATTATATATCATATCATAGTTATTTACGTTAATTTACATAAAATAATCAATAAATAAAACAATCAATAAATAAAATAAACTTAAACATAATATGAATAATAATATAGTTCTTTAAAGAAAATGAATAAATCAAATACATGTAATAATTGTGGTAAGCAAGGACATCAATTTCATAATTGTAAACTACCAATTACTAGTTATGGAATTATTTTATTTCAACATAGTGATGAAGGATTAAAATTTCTTATGATTCGTCGTAAAGATAGTTTTGGATATATTGATTTTATGAGAGGCAAATACTCGCCATATAATATTGAACAAATACAACAAAGCATTGATGAAATGTCAATTAATGAAAAAACAAGAATATTAAATGAACCTTTTGATAATTTATGGAAAATAATGTGGGGAGATAATAATGGAACGCAATATAAAAGTGAAGAACATACATCATCTAAAAAATATGATTTAATTAAAAACGGAATTTTAATAGATAATAAATATATTACGCTAACAGATATAGTATCAAATAGCAAGACAACTTGGACAGAAACAGAATGGGAATTTCCAAAAGGAAGAAGAAATCGCGGTGAATCTGATTTGGAGTGTGCTACTAGAGAGTTTTGGGAAGAAACGAACATAGCTAAGGAAGCATACACCATAAAAGAAGATATGGTCTTTGTAGAGAACTTCAAGGGAACCAATAATATCCAGTATCGTCACATATACTTTGTAGCACTCTTGGACTCGTCAAAGACAATCAACACAAAGCAGAAACTGACGCATATGCAGAGCAAGGAAATATCAGAAGTTGGATGGAAATCGTTGTCCGAATGTAGAAGTATTATAAGACCTCACTACGTTGAAAGACTGAAACTTCTGAATGACCTTGAACGTATGATTGCCACATATCAAAGTGTGAGTAAATAAGCAAGGATGGATATCGCTGTTAAAACTGCAATCATGTTCGGAGGATTTACCGTATCTGGAGCGTGTATTATCATGGCGGCCACATATACGAAATGTTCCAAATACAATGTATCGGACGCATTCAAGAATGGGGCCATTATATCCGCGTTTCCAAGCATAGCGTTCGCTGTTGCCTCGTTTTTTGAATTTGTGAGAAACCCCTTTGTCCACTTCTTTGAAGAGTTTGGTATAGAACACGAAACAGCGCTCAAATTAGGTATGGGATACTTTATGATGCTTTTTATTTGGCCAGCCACAATTTGGGGAATCATAAAAGGTGAAACCGCAGCTTGTGTAACAACTGCTGACGAAATAACAGACTTCAAGACGAAGTTGTTGTCTCAATTACACGACAAACAACAAGCAGACGCAAAAGCAACAGCGCCTGTAAAAACAGCATAACTATAGATCAAAATCCAAAATATACACTACCACAAGATACGACACGATGGCAAGACCTATGATCCAAGTCCAAACAGGGAACACAGTGGATTCACGTTTTCCAACACCGAAGGGTCGGACATTTCCATCTTTACCAAAGGCAATAGCAGGTTTTAGGTAGAGAAACCCAGCAACAAAAAACAGGTAAATAGCAATCATCCATAATTTAGGATTTCTTCGCACAACTTCTTCCATTATCATTTCGTTCCCAAAAATAAGTGAGAGAATGGCGTATGTCCTACCCAATCGTAAAGCATTTGCCGACGCAATAACCCGTGTATTCCTTAAGTATCGTCAGAAAGATGTAGAAGGCACCGACGGACGACCTAAAGAACTTTTCCCATACCAAAAACTGGTTCGTGATTACTTGATGATTGAAACACCATACCGAGGTCTTTTATTGTATCACGGTCTTGGTTCAGGTAAAACATGTTCATCTATTGCCGTAGCAGAATCATTGATGTCAAACAAGAAAGTATATGTCTTGACACCTGCCTCCTTGGAAGAAAACTATATTGGAGAAATTCGAACTTGTGGAGACCCAATTTATGCTTATGAACAACACTGGGAAGAAAAGGCAGTCCGAAGTGAAGAGGATAGAGAAGCGGCAAAATTGTTGGGAGTTACAGACGAGTATTTGGACAAGAACGGAAGATACTTCACAACCGTAAAAGATGCTCTACCTAATTTCAAGAACTTGTCACGAGACAAGCAAAAAGGTATTGAAGCGCAAATTGAAGACACTATAAGTTCGCGATTCAATTTCATAAGATACAACGGTATTTCCAGTAATAACATCGACCGTATTTTGCCTTCAGAACATATGTTCGATGACGCAGTGGTAATTATTGATGAAGCACACAACATCATTACATCGGTAGTCAATCAACGAGACATAAGAACCAGAATATACGACTACATTTACAAGGCAAAGAACTGTAAGGTTGTAGCTTTATCAGGAACACCGGCAATCAATAGCCCACAAGAAATAGCCTTTCTAATGAACTTGTTACATGGACCAATAGAGCAAGTGATTGTTCCAACAAAGAGCGCAGTTACATGGGACGAGGCACTTATGACTGCCTTTTTCCGTCAACAGAAAGATGTGGACACCATAGAATACAACTCGGTAAAAAGAACGTTTTTATTAACACGTAATCCTCCTTACTTTGAAAGTGTGTATAACGAAAAAGGAGAACGTATAGCAGTAAAATACAACAAGGATTTCAAGCAAGAGGAAGATATCAAGAAATGGGTAGGCACTTGGAAAACAGCATTTGAAACCAAATTTGCAGGAGTTGAGTTGGTCAATGAAGACAAGATGGTAGTCCAAGAACTCCAATGTCTTCCAACAGATATTCCAGACAACGAATTCACAAAAACATTTATTGATGGATTGAAGGTCAAAAATGCGATGCTTTTCTCAAGACGCGTCCAAGGTTTAGTTTCGTATTACAGAGGAGCAGACGAAAAGAAGTTACCTAAACGATTGGATGAAGATAAGACACTTGTAAAAGTTCCGATGTCTGATGAACAATACTTGAGATACTTGGAATCACGTTCAGATGAAATCAAGAGAGAAGCAAAAAAGAAACGTATGCCTTCGTTGAACGACAGTATGGGTTCTTTTCGTATGACGTCCCGTTTAGTTTGTGATTACGCTATTCCTCCTGAACTGAAAGTTGGAAATATGGACGACGAAGACGAAGAAACGGTAGCAGACAAGGAAGAAATATTAACAAGATTGAAAGCAGATCCAAAGCGTTACTTGTCGCCCGCAGGATTAGCAAACTTTTCTCCTAAGATGGCTACCTTGCTGAAAGATGTGAAGGCCAATATGGGAAAAGACGGTAAGTGGAACAACCAATACGTTTATTCACAATACGAATCATTGGAAGGTTTAGGTGTTTTCAGAGCAGTATTGGAAAATAACGGGTTCCAAGAATACAAGTTGGTGAAAGACGCAGGAATATGGAAGGAAGACCCATCGATGGAAAAAGGTAAACCTGCTTATGGCTTGTATACTGGTAAAAACAAGGACGAACGTGAACTTATTCGTCAAATTTTTAATGATGAATACTCAGATACATTTCCACAAACCTTAAAAGAATCAATCAAGGAAAAGAAGTTGTGTGTCTTATTGGGAAGCAGAGCTTCAGCTGAAGGTATTACATTGAAAAACGTGAGACACGTATACATTTTAGAACCTTACTGGAATCCTGCTTTAATTGATCAAGTCATAGGTCGTGCAATACGTATTAATTCTCATGCGTCTTTACCTGAATCAGAACGAAACGTGACTGTAAAAATGTATATGTCTGTTTTCACACCTGATCAATCTACAACTGCCGATTCAGAAAAAGGTCCAAACATCGTAGCCATTCGTCGTAACGATACAGAATTGAAGCGATACGAAGGAGACGAACCAAAAGAAGCATTCATGACTTCAGACGAATTCTTATACGAAATTTCTTACCGCAAAGGACGTATCATCAAGAACATAACAAGTATACTAAAACAAGCAGCAGTAGATTGTGAAATTCATCGTAAGTTACATACGAAAGAACAACCAGTTATTCAGTGTATGCGTTTCGATACGGGAGTCACAGGAGAAGATTTAGCGTATCGTCCATCTTACCTGAACGACGAAAAAGATGAATTGTATGTTCGAAATCTTGCGAAGAAGAAACGAAGACTTCAAATTATTCGAGTGAAAGGAATTGTCATGCTTTTAGATCCGCAAACGAACGATATATTTGATTATGGAGCATGGGGAGATGAAAAGCGATTGTTCAAAATAGGTATTCGTTCAGGACCAAATATACTGAAGTTTTTACCAGACGTAGTTCTTTAAATTGTTTTTATAGGTGATTTACAAATGGCAACAGTATCTAACGCTGGAGCAGGAACATCAATGGCTAACGTGCAAACTGGAACTCGCGGTTTATCTGCGAGTGACTGGACAAGATTACTTAAATTACGTCAAGCAAGAACTTATGTTACTGCTAACTTGACAAACAACGTGGATATCGCTGGTCAAGATCCAGCACAATTACCTTACAATGCTGCCTTCTTGATACCAAGAACTGGAGGTAATCCTAAGACGGTAAGAATAGCATCTATGTGGACAGACTATGTCGCATCACAAACTGCTGACTTTATCTTGAGAACTCAAGCAACAAGCAACGGAACAAATATCAACGCAAATACTCTTACACAAACTCGTTTATGTAATTGCACAACAACTACTATTAGTGGAGTTAAATTAGCAGGTTGTGTCAAGTGTTCAGTCTACACACATAAAACTATTCAATAATAAGTAAGTAAAATGGGAGGCTTAATGCAATTGGTATCAAAAGGCGCACAAGATATTCTAGTATGTGGGAACCCATCATTCACACATTTTAGGTCAGTTTACAAGCGCCACACAGATTTCGCAATGGAACATTTTGAATTGGTGTTTCAAAGCAAGAATTTACAAATTCCTCAGTCTGGGACGGTAACGATGAGGGCAAGAGTGGAACAGTTTGCGCAGTTAATAAATGATTGTTACTTAGTTCTTACTTTACCAAGCATCTTTTCACCTGTAGTTCAAGTATCATCTCAACACGCCACATTGAACTACAACTCTGGTGCCATAGGATACGACTTTCAATGGGTAAGAAATATTGGTTACAACATGATCAATTACGTTTCATTGGTCATCAACGGTCAAGAAATAGTCAGACATACAGGCGAATGGATGAAGTTATACGCTGCTATGAACTTTGACGCAAACAAAAAATTGATAGTTGATCGCATGGTTGGAAATGTTCCTGAAATGTATGATCCTGCGAACGCTTACGATAGAATGAACCAGTATCCTAACTCTATTTCCACTGCCACAACTCTAGCAGAACCATCAATTTACGGAACAACACTCAACATTCCACTCCATTTTTGGTTTTGTGAAAATGTAGGAGCTGCCTTACCTATTGCCGCTCTCCAATACTCGGCAGTTGAAATTGTCGTTGAATTGAAAAATATGTATCAATTATTCACAGTTATAGATGTTCGTGAAACAATCACAGGAGTCGCAAATCCTAATTTTGGTTTAAGAGTAGCACCAGATCCAACAGATCCTGCTTTCAGTATTAGTAATTTCTTGTCTCCTCCCACATACTCTGTGACTCCAGTTCCTACAGTTCCAAACTTAACTACTTGGAATATGAACCCATACATTGAAGCAAACTACATATTCTTGAGTGACGCAGAATTAGCACACGTTGTGAAAACAGACCATTCGTTCATCATTAACCAAGTAGATATAACATCGGCTGACGGTCAATATGGTCCAAGCAATGATATGTTACTTTTGATGCGTAATTTATGTACTCAAGTCGTTTGGGTAGCACAACGCATAGACAGATTACAACAGAACGATTACGATAATTATACAAACTGGGCAGATCCTTATAAACCGCCAATAGATACCACAAATTTCACATTTTTAATGCAACCTTACGTATCAGGA